CCTCTGAGACAGCTCTGCCATCAATGCGGTCGCCGCCTCTTCATCAAGGCCAACGCCGTACTCTTCCTGCCGGTACATCAGCAGGGACATCATACTTTCAACGTGATGCACAGCCTCGGGCCAACCTTTTGATAGGAGGTGGGTGAGGAGGTGCTTGTTGGCTTTCACGTCACTCACACAGTACCGCAACATCTCTTCGCTGTACTCTTCCCAGCCACCATCGTAGTCAGCCTTACCCTCGTCATCCAGTCGGAGTCGGAGGGACCAAGCCTTCAGCGTGTGGCGTCCGTGATGTGTGGAGTCCAGCCCTGCCACCTCGCCGTACTTCCGTTGGAACTGTGCATCCTTGACACGGAGGACTGAGGTAGAGGTCGAGCCGGGGTAGATAGCCCGCGACATAGCCAGCGTGTCGAGGTACTTCTGACCGGGGACATCGTATCCGTGCAGTCGTTCCAGCACCGGGATGTCATAGCCACAGATATTGTGGCCGGCGAGGACATCCGCCGAGGCCAACTCTTCGATCAAAGCGTCGATGTCAGAGGGTCCGAAAGTTTGGATCTTCTTCGTGCTCAGGTCCATCGTCACGCCACAGTGGATCACAGACACATGGGGGATGAGCCCATTGGTCTCTAAATCGAAGAGAATTTCCTTCGGGGTAGTAGTTGAGTTCATGGTAGGCTCCTATCTCTCGGCCATAGTGAGAGTCTTCTGTATAATCCATAGCTGTAGTAGCTACGAACAGCCAGAAAGCTGTTGAGAGTGCGTTATAAATAACGTAGGCAATGAAGATGCCCGCCCCCCAGAACAATCCTTGGAAGAACGAACGACACGCGAGGTTGACAATGCCCATTAGTGGTAACCTCCGGGGACAGCGGGAGGAGTCTCAGCCTTCTTACCTTCCTTGTGCATAGCGAGACTGATCTCAAACTCCATGCACTGTGTCGCCGCGGCCAGTACCTTCTCCGCCAGCGCGAGCCGGTCGGGGTTGGTCTCTTCCACTCGGCAGGAGTCGATGATCTCGGTCTGCTCCATGATGTCACCGCGTTCGCCCATCGTGTATTGCGGTCGCGTAACGAGCTTCAAAAATTCTTTGAACAAAATTTCAGAACTCAGATGCGGACTCGCTTTCAGATGCTTCGTCTTTGAAGGGGTCATGTTCCAGCAACCTCCCGGTTGTAAAGTTGTACGTTAGTTGACCAGCCTCTCCAGTTACACCACTGAATCGGTTCTTCAACACGCGGAGGGTGGTCAAGCCCTCTTCACCGTGGTCCTGTTGATTTCTTTCTACTGCTACCACCGCATCAGATAGTTGACTGATACCTGCGGTGCCTCTCAAATCAGAGAGTGAAATTTGTGCGCCCTCTTCAAAACTCTTACCATTACCGGGCGCTTTCCTGAGGTGGCAAATTATCATCAAGTTACAGTTTACCTCACGGGCTAGACTTGCCAGCCTCGTCATGGCCCTGTCCAGTAGGACTCGTTCGCCCTCTCTGGATTCGGTCCCTGAAACTACGATGCTAATATGGTCTAACACAATAAAGTTACACCCCAAGCCGACTACCATATATCTTATTTTACTGAGCAGGTTGTCGCTGTCCGTACTTCCAAAATGGTCATACAGAGCCACTTGGTCCTCACCTACCGTGGCCTTGTACGCATCCTTAAACTCGGGGTCCTCTACATCCATTGGTTCCAGATGCAGCGGCCTGTTGAGGTGGATACTCATAAGGGACAGGGCGGTGCGCTTCACACTCTCTTCGAGCGCCACGTACCCTACCTTCTCACCCTGTTGGATCAGGGAGTAGGCAATTTCTCGACAGATGGTGCTCTTACCGATACCTGTACCGGCGCAGAAGGTTACGATCTCAGCCTTCCGCATCCCGTGAAGGGTACGGTCCAATTCTTGATACGGATAATCTGCTTCGCGGATGGGCTCGGCTTCCTGTATCCGTTCCCACAACATGCTCCCGCTAACAATACCATCGGGGCGATACGGTTGAGCGTGCCATACCGAGTTGATGAGTTCCTTGACCCGGCCCTTCACCAACATCTCATTCGCGTCCGAGAGAGGAAGCGTCGAGATGAAAGCCTTACCGGGCGGGAGGATCTCCGCACACTCGATAGCCGCCAACCTACCCGGCTCATCGTTGTCGAACTGGAGAATAATCTCGTCGAAGCTACTCAGCCACTCCAAGCTACCCTTGATCGACTTCAATGCGCCGGCGGCTCCATCGCGGATGCTCACAACGGGCCATTTATGGCCTTGTACCTGCGACATCGACATGGCATCCAATTCACCTTCACAGACGACGACCTTACGGCCACCCTCTTTGAATTTTTGCTGTCCGAATAGGACTGCTGTCTCTGGTTCGCCCACCCAGCAAAACTGTTTGTTGGCTGAGCGTTTCTTTTGCGCCACCGCTTTACCATCCTTCGAGTAGAAGGTGGCATAGTGCGCGGGGGAGTTCACTCTGTAGTCGAAGAAACGAAGAGTCTCTTCGGAAAGTTTGCGTGACGGAAGCGGGGGATACCCACCCGCAATCAGGGCGGAGCTGCCCTCAGGTGAGTCGCTTCCGTCACTACCATGAATGTATGCTCCGCAACCCTGCGCGAAACAGAATTCGTGATTGTCGTCGTAAAGTGTGTTGGCGTCCGATGACCCGCACGCCTCGCACGGAATGTGTTTGATAACTGTTGACTCGCTCATGCTATTCCCCTTTGGATTTCTTAGTCACTGTGTTCACCGATCCTTTCGGTCTACCGTCTTTGATGAGACCCTTCTCCCGCGCCTTCTTTGTACGGATTGAGTGGCAATTTCGACATATGAAGTCTGTTCTCGCCAGCTCGGTCCACAGTACAACTCGGTTCTCAGGAGTGTCGTTCCATTTTCGAAGCTGTTTTATCGTGTATCTTTTTTGTGTAGGGTCTCGATGGTCAAGGTCATAGCAGCAATAGTCAAAGTACCCGCCGCAGTCCTGACAGGGATGGCCTTCAAACCTCTCACGGACCACGGCGGCTAACTTATTCACAAAGCCAACTTGGAGGAATGGTGCCCTCGCACCAGAGTATCCCGTTCTTATCGCACCAATCGGCATACGTCGTCTTCGAGCCCTTGCGGATAGGGGTCTTCGCACGCTGGAAGCAGTATCTCACATCCGCCGTGTTCTGGTGGATGGCCTCTGTCTCGTCCAGTCTATTGCGAGGACTCCAATATCCCTTGGTCTCACACACAAATGTTTTACCTGAGTCTGTCTCAATAAGCCAGTCCCACGTTTTGGTACGTTCCTTCGCGGGAGGAGTGAATTTGACTTTGATCGCTTCATACGTGTAGACCACGCCGCCAGCGATCAAAGTCTTTTCAAAACTCTCCTCAAACTTCGAGGCTCTTATCCTAGAAGTCCGTTCCGCCTGCGCTTTCTTCTTCGCCCAGTTCATCAGGTGTCTCCTGTGTCGCTGTTGGCGGGGCCGCAGCATATCCGTCCTCGTCTTCGAAGCCGAACTGTGAAGGGGCCTTGTCCCCATGCGTGACCATAGTTAGGATTTTTACAGCCTCCAATTGGAGCCTAATCCCGAACCCAAGGGCTGCGGTGTACCAAGGAACAAGGATCAGCGAGCAGCGCCCAATCGTGCCGCCCCAGATCTCTTCCGTAACCTTCTCAGTCCCGGCTGCGCTAAATATGGGAAATCCCGCTGTCCAGCGCTGGCCCGATTTCGGGTGACTCTTTCCATAGGTCCCCGATGCCTTTCTCTTACACTTAAATGTGGTGCTACCTGCAACCGGCTGCTTGTCGCGGTCAAGGGTTTGGCTCCACGGCATATTTTCGTACTTCTTCAATGTCTTTCCGTGACTGGTACACTCTAAAGCGTATTCCTTGTCATATGCCTCTTGGATCTTCTCTTTGAACTCTTCTGCCGTCACACCTTCCAGCTCGATGCCTACCGAGAACTCACCATCCGGCGAGAACTTCGTATCAGCGGTCTGTAGCTTGGGAAACGCGAACCGGCCTGCCGGCGAAACCAACTTGGTGAACTCTGAGAATTTTCTTCGTTGTGCCATTTTTATAGCTCCTCTTGGATGGATTCAATCACATCCTCAATGTTTAGGCCGTGGGCTTCAAGCTCACAGGCTAGGTCTACGGGAAGGGGACAATCTGGATTCAAACGTATGAATCTAGTCACCTTCGATAGGATCTGGTCCATTTTCTACCCCTCCATTTGCTGCTTTCATTGCCTCATCCGCTTTCTGAAAATCAGAAGCAAGGCCCTTCGTCAGGATGCACGTTGCGCCCTGAATGAATCGCCGAAGACCAGTGGCCTCCGTGAACTTCACATAACCCACCCCGACATAGGCGTCTGTGACGAGCCCTTGGAAGAGGGGCTTGTCGCCGTTGTTGAGGCACACCATCAATTCGTAAGTGGTCGAATCAACCACAGGCGCGTTGTCCACAACGTCGTTCAGCCTGATGGTCAACATAACCCCCGCGGCAACCGCCAAGACGAGTGCCAGTACCAGAATTTTATTCATCATTTGTCACCTCTGTTCTGGCGGCGTGCTTCCTTCGCGAGCTTGGTTCGCACGTCACGTCGCCGTTTCTTCCGCGCAGAGCGCTTGGTGCTAGGTTTCTTCCCTGTCTCATCATCAATCGCTTTGGCTTCGAGAGCCGTAGCGATACGGTCAGTTGTGATCTGGATGAATTGAGCGACTACTGCGTTGTTGCTGTAGTGCTTCTTCAAGAACGGGAGGGCTACAAGGAACGCAGCCACCAAGATCTCAAACTTCCAGATCATCCAAAAGGCCAGTACGGTTTCAATCATCAGGCAACTCCTCTTTCAAATAACGTTTCAACGCACGATATTCCACTGAATTCTTCTCCCGAATATCTTTTCGCACCCTGTCTGTTGTCTCCAGCACGCGCCGTACATCGACGCCGTACCTGTCACACACTTCCAAAAAGAAAACGGCTGAAGCGGCTACAACTGCCTCAGCTCGCTCTTTGTCGAGCGCGTACACGATCCTCAGACATGCGTCTTTGATGCGTACTCGGTCGAGATTGTAGAGTTTGTCAAGTCTTAACACGGATCACCTCCGAATAAAAAGTCAGCCGAGATGGCGGGAACGCCCATTCACGTCCACCTCGGCTTGCCCTGAACCCCAACACCTTGGAGTTACTGTTGAATTGCTTCGGGTCCTTTACCCTCCACAGTCTTTTTAACTGAAGAAGAAGTCGCTGGCTTCTACAAGAGACAAATCGAGATCACCTTGTAGGGGCGGCTCAGCGTAGTTTTCGCCAAGCGCAGCCACATTTTTCGAAGCCTGCTCTACCCGGTCGATGAGCTTCATCTTGGGGCTAACTCGCTTGAGCCGTGCTCGTTCGACCGTTTCGAGGTGCTTACGCCACTCGTCCTTGAGATCGAAACCTGAGAGCTTGAGCCGTGCTGTGACCTCACGCTGGAGGTCCTTGAGTGCGTACCCGTACTGGTACATCTTGCAGAACTCCTCGCGGAGCGTCTTGGCCAGCAGCGGAGCATCACAGGCGTGAGTCCCGAAGCTGTCGTGGCACGATGTAAAGCTCAGGGAGCCCTTCGGCATCTGCTTGGCCATCGCGGCCACTGTGAGGACCATGTGCGCAGCGTCACGGCTATGTATGAAGTTCGCCGAGATGCCGTTCTTGGTTTCAGCCTTGTGGATCTTGTCAGTCGGCTCTTTCGTAGACATCCGCATCGGATTCCCAATGATCGTGTAGACGCGATCCGGCTTGGTGACCTGATAAGCCTGCTTCACCACGAAACCCGAAGGCGTCGTCCAGCGAAGAGGCTGGTTGAGGCCAGCCGTGACCGCGGCCAGATCTTTCAGCCACCCCATTGCCTCGGAAGCACCAGACAGGAGATCCCCAATCGCTTTGAAGCCGAGGGGCGTGATGAAGTTCACCGCGTCCTTCACGCTCTCAAAGGGGAGGGTCTCGCCGGCTTCTTCCTGTTCCTTTAGGAAGGCGTGAATCATTTTGTTCTGTCCGTACAAGCAGCTCGAATAAATTCGGGTCATGATCGGTCGCTTCGTGAGCTTCCGCGTCAAGAACGGACTCTTCAGCCATTCCTTTGCGCACTTCTCATCAAGCGGCTCGCTCTCGGGACTGTTGACAATCGCCTCAAGCACTTCGATCAAAGCGTCAGCGCCTTGCTGGTATATATCTTGAGGGACATCCGTGGGGAGGAGGTTCACCGCCGTGGCTGCCTCCACGTCCCTGAGCATCGCGCTGTAGTGCTGCACGCCGTTCTGGCTGGCGTCAGCCGCGCATACCTTGTGGGACACGTAGTTCAGATCAAAGCCAGTGGCCTCCCACTCCGCATATTCGAAACACCAAGCGAGATAAGCCCAAGGCTCTTCTGCGTCCTGCCAGTGCTCCCAATTTTCAACAGGTGACTCAGCCACAGCCAGAATTTCGTCCTCGTGCTCGACAACCCAGTCAATGCGGTCAGCCAGTGAGGTCTTATCGTAGCCGTAGTGCGTGGCACCAACCTGACAGAAGAACTCGCTGCCTTCCTCCGTTCCAATCGGTTTGCCAACAGCGAATTTCTGGAGACCACGAGCAAGGTCCGGCCCAAGCGGGCTGTAACCTGTTGCCAGAGTATAAACCCTGCCTCTGTAATCGCAGGACATCGGATGCCAGTGCGGTCCCTTGTCGAGATAGTCATAAGCCGTGTCGATGATGTGATTGATGGTCCGAGTCTTGGACTCCCACTGGATGACTTTGACTTCCCAGTCTTTCTGCTCGGTCTTCCAAGCCTTGAACGCATCCTGCTGCACCAGCGTCATGTCCTCGTACTTCAGCCCTTTGACCAGCCAGCTCGGCTTGTCGGGCTCCGGGGGCTTCTCGCGTGTGGGGATCTTCTTCATCTCCATGTTTCGATCACGCATTTCCTCTACCGTCTTCAGGACCAGTTCATTTACGACGTAAGCCGTGTCTTGAAGTGCGTTCAAAGCGGTGAGAACGCGGTGGTCAGGATTGATGTTGGGATCACCCTGCTGGAACCCACGCCGGATCTTGACCAGCGCGATGTCCCGAACGATGCCGTCCTCGTGGTGGTCCGTGGCCTCATAGCCTCCGCCGTGGTGTGCTGTCCACGGGATCGGAGGGTGGAGCAAAGGCTGGTAGTAGGGGGAGCGCTCCGCCAGTTGGCCGTGCTTCTTCTCCCACTGCTCAAGGAAGAGCGGGCTTAGCTCCATGAGCCACGGGGGCCTCGCCGTCTTTCCCTTCTTCTTCGAGGTCGGTGCCTGAATCTTAATGAAAGCACCTGTCAGCGTGGCGAAGTTCATCAGAGCCCCACCCAGTTGCTTGCACTCCGTTGGCGTCCAGTCCGTCCAAGGCTTGATCTCCTCGTTGCGGTTCATGAAGGCCGAGTAGATCTTGTGCTGACGTTTGTAGTTGACCGCATCAGCCGCGTAGCCTTTCGCGTGGTTGAACGAGCTGATGTCAGACCGTTTGTAGTACGCGAACTTGAGCTGATCTTCGATCCGTGCCCCGATAGCCTCCGCGGTACGGGTGACCAGCTTGGACTTCGTGCTGCCGTCAATCAGTGCTGTAAGCGTGATTT